ATGATCGATATCGAACAAGGCAGCACCAACGTCTATGCCGACCTCGGGCGCAATGACGCCGACGAGATGCTGATCAAGGCCCAGCTCGCCACCAAGATTGCCGAAATCATCAAGCGTCGTCGTCTTACCCAGGCCAAGGCCGCCGAGATCGTCGGCATCCCACAGCCCAAGCTTTCCGGCCTGCTGCGCGGCCAATTTCGTGGTATCAGCGAAGCCAAGATGCTCGACTGTCTGGCTCGCCTGGGCCGTGAAGTGCGTATCGTCGTTGGCCCCTCGCGTCCTCGATCCAAGCCCGGTCATGTCGAGGTCGAATTCACCGGATGATCTCGATGCGCTTCTCGGCGTGATTGATCTTCATCCGCTCCAGGCGAATACCCGCCACTTCGCAGGCTCGATTCAGAATTCTGTCGCGCTTCTTTCGATCCGGCCGCTCATGACTTTGATCATCCAGTTCCAGCGCGCACTTCACTTTGAAATCTTTCTTCTCGCATAACACATAATCGAAGTGCCACTGCGAAAGCTGCCGAAATAACGATTTATATTCCTTTGTCCAACTAAAGTACTTTTTCGTATTTGGTTGAATCAGATCCACCACTCGCACTTGGCAGAAAATTCGATACCGGTCGCCATAGGCTTTTTCCAGCACCTTGTAGACCTGCCGCTCGGATGGTGACATCAAATGAGTACGGGCAACATAGGCTTCGCCCTGGTCCATCAGGTCTTCAGAGTAGTTACGATCACTGTCGCGCTCGGGCTTCTTCTGTTTGTAGAGATCATAGAGATCTTCGTCGGCTGACTCCTGGGCCGACTCTCCTCCCTTCGGCTCAGGGTCTGGATTGATCGTCGGCTCTTTCTTGGGTTCGTCCTTCCACCCCTGTTTAAACTGCTCCCATTCCCTTCGCAGCTCAGCCCCTGCCGTCTTGCCATCCGCAGCGTGGACGGGCTTGGGGTGGCTGGTAAGGCGCCTTTTTATCCCCCATTCCAAGGGCTCCCATACAGTGACGATAGCGGCATAAACAACAACTGCAACCGCCACGAACCCAATAAAGGGGTATTGCTGCACCAGGACTACAGGCAGTGCCAGGGAGGTTTTCAGCAATAATAGAATAGCGACTATCGTGATTCCTGCGCACAATGCCATCTTAGTCTTAAAGAATCGCCCTCCAGCGCCAAGCCATAAACTAAACCAAGTGCCTGTTGCCGAAGCGAAAATCAGTATCAATAAAGACTTGAGAAATACGTTCAGTGAATCCACTTAGCCTTCCCTCGCGCACAATCTGATATTACTTATATCTTATATAATTACCCACACCTACCCACCCTTCACATACCAGCTATCCACAACCCGCTTGGCTATTCGGTATCCGTTCCCGTCGGCTTAAAGTCTTTGCGCGCCTTTTCTATCTCTGGGCTGATTTGTCCTACTTCTTCTATGACCTGATCGGTCATCAGCCACATCGTGTATTGGGGAAATGTGTTGGTTATCTGCTTCAACACCTTCCCAGATGGAGCAGTCTTCCCCTGCTCCACCTTGATCAGTGTTTCTTTGCCGATCCCAGTCGCCTCGCAGAAGGCATGGCGCCCCATCCCCTCCACCTCACGAATAGCCCGGATTTTTTCACCGTCGTGCGTTGACATTTGGTACCTATCTACTATAGTACCTAAATACTATGGTATTTTATTACCACACCAGTGGCAGCTTAGACCGAAGCTGATCAAAAAGCCTAACACAGACCCACAAAGGCAGGTGACGAGATGGATCAACCCCAAGCGCCCCAGGTCCCGGCCCACGTGCCCCTGATGACCCTTGAGCGTTTCGCCGAGCTCTCGGGCCTCACCGTCGACACCGTGTACGGCCATATCCGTCGCGGCTACCTCCCGGCCGTGAAGGTGGGCCGCTACCGTCTCGTCAACATCGCCCTGCTCCAGACACAGTGCCTGCAGGCGGAGGACTGGTCATGATCACCTTCCCTCCCTGCCACGGCGACTCCGGTATCCACACCGTCTATCAGATCGTCGTTGATGGCGAGGTTCGCGGCGTCATCTACCACTCGCCTCTCGATCACTACGTCGTCCGGTTGGACGACCACCGCGACGCCCAGGGCGATGCCCGGCTCACCGTCAACGAGTCCGGCCCCCTCATCGGTGGCATGCTTCCCGGCTCCCTGCCCGGCTTCGCCACCCTCGACGACGCCATGGCCTGCGCTCTCGCCCTGTTCGATGACGCGCCCCAGGGCGACACCCCGATTCCTGCTCGCGCTGACTCCCGCGTCGCTTCCCGCGTTCCCAGCGCTTCGGCCTCCGTGGTTATCCCCATCCCGTTCCCGACGTCCACCGGGGCCGCTTTTTATTCCCAGGCGCTTACGCGTCCACTCCTGGATGCGCAGCGCGATTCGCACACCCCCACCACGAGGAACACCCAATGACCACCGGCAAGAAACAGCCCGTTCGTGTGTTCCTGGCCCAGGGCGACCACTCGCGCTTCCTGGTCCAGGCCGGCACGCACCGTCTCACTCCCTCGGCCCTGGGCGAACTGCTCATGCAGGACGGCCTGTCGCGTCTGGAGCGCGGCGACCTGACTGCCCTCGGCCTCGGGGCTGACTCCGCCACCCCGCGACCCGACTCGGGGCTCTAAAAGATGTTGTTGCCTGCCCGTCACCCGTCGCCCGTCGGTCGCACGGCTCCCCGAGTCGGCACCGGCCCCGCCGTCACACCTCGCGCAGCGACGGTTGACGGCGGGGTCGGGGGCGACTGCCGTGCGGATCGACCGACGGGCACGGGGGCGGCGCAGGTAACCGCCTGCCCGGAGCCCCGAGCCTTGAGGGAGCGGGGCGCGCGGTGTCTGCAAGGCCGCGACTACGGCCACGCCGCGCTCCTCTACGCCCAGGCCGAACACCTGACCCGGATGCTCGACCCCGATGCACCGGACCTCGCAGAGCTAGCCGTGCTCGCTCACCACTGCCAAACCCGTGCAGCCCAGCACACACGCTGAAAAGGAACTGAAGACCATGATCAACACCATCCAAGCCCGCGTTCTCGGTGCCATGCGCTACTCCATGGACGGCGGCATCAAGGGCGCCAAGATCACCCTGATGAACGAAGCCGATCCCGACAACGAGAACCGCATCGGCCACGAAGTCATGACCATCTCCGCGCCCTACGAGATCCTCGACCAGCTGCGCGCCCACGCACCCAACATGCCCTGTAACCTCGAGATCGACGCCGAGATGCGCGTCTCCCAGGGCAAGATGACCATGCACGCCATCGCCGTGCGCAAGCCCTCCGCGACCGGCCATCCCAAGGCCGACGCCAAAGCCACCAGTTAAGCGAATCCTGAGCCATGGACGCTGACCAGTTCACCAGTCTGTGGCTCCTGGTTTATTGCATCGGGCTCGTTGCCGTTTTCGGGCTCGGGGCAATAAAGGGGGGCCAACGATGATGACCGTTCCCGAGCTCATCGGCTCCCTGATTAGTGCCTACGCCCTCGGTTGGGTGTGGGGAACCTCAATGCTTGCCTTCAAGCGCTTTATGGAAGTCTCAACATGACCATCGCAACCCAAGCCAAGCAACGCATCGCTCACGTTCGTGCCACCCTCGGCCGCAAGTCGCTCGCCATGACCGCCGGGGCCGGCGCCCTGGTCGTCTCCGGCTTCGCCTCCGCGACCACCAGCGATCCCTCCGCCGCCTCCCAGGCGTTCAGCGAGCTGCAATCCCAGGCCAGCGACATGGCCAGCCAGGCATGGCCCGTCGTCACCGCCATCGTCGGCTCGCTGCTGGCCATCGGCCTGTTCAAGAAGTTCGCCAACAAGGCCACCTAAGCGGTGGCCAACCCGAAGGGGGCCACCAAGGCCCCTTTCTTTTAATGACGTGGCTCGGGGTAGTGACATGGTTCACCATGTTTTTTATTCATTAAGGTTATTTATTATTTTTGTTTTCTTGATGATTATTGGTCTTGAAAACTCCTACGCTACCGGCCTCTATAATTTTTCTGAACAAAGCTATAACAGCATGTCTGAAGCTTGCGCCGTCGTTGATGCTAAGGTTTCTGAATATTTGGCGTCCAACCCTCCTTCTTCCCCTTATTACATAGTTGATCTTAGCGAGGACTGGAGCAATCAATACGGCTCAAATTTTCATTGCGAAAAAACGATTGAGTCGCTTGATTCTGGTGAGTCGCTTTCCGATATACCCGATAACACTGTTTTATATAATGCCATTTACACTGACGAGCAGTGCCAATCCCAATACGGCCACGCCACCGTTCTCAAGGGCGAATTTGAATCGCCACCTTACACCACTGGCGCATGCTCCCTGACACCGGCTGCCGGCACCGTCGGCGTCTGCTCCTTCTACGATAGTGCGGGCAACCATGCCCCCGATGGGCAGTGTTACGTCACCGGCGATTTCACCGCCACGTCGACCGGCGAGGTCAACACCCTGGACAGCGGCAGCAATGTCGAATCCGGCGGCGAACTCTCCGACGCCTTCACCGAAACCACCGACCCGTCCACCTGCTCCGGCGGCTATGTCGGCTCCGGCGGTTCTTATTACTGCTATTCCGGCGACGCGGCCGACATCAATGTCGGCGCCTTCGACAGTGCTGGCAATCCGATCACCCTGGACGACCAGGGCGCCTACGACGCCAACGGCGATCCTATCACCGTCACCGACGGCGCCTATGACGCCAGCGGCAATCCCATCGAGGTCGGCGGTGGCCTGTCGATTGGTGGCGGCAGCTGGGGGGATTCCGGCTCTGGGTCAGGATCGGGCACCGACGCAGGCTCGGGCACCGATTCGGGAACCGGCACCGATTCCGGTAGCACGGGTGACACCGAAACCGGCACCGACCTGAGTGGCGTCCTCGATGCCATCGGCGGCGTGAAGGCGTCGATTCAGGACGGCTTTCAGTCCCTGGTCGACAAGCTGTCCAAGAACCAGGACGACAACATCAAGCAGTTTCAAGACGGCGCGCCCACTCAGGCCGACTACGATGCCGAGTTCGGTAGCCGTGAAGATCACCAAGCCGCCGCCCTCGGCGAACTCAACGGTATGAAAGGCGAACTGACCAGCCTGATCGACGGTTCCGGTTCTGAGTTTCAGACCTGGTACGACACCCTCGGCGGCTACTTCGGCAGCTACTTCCCCACGCTCCCCGAGCCCAGCTGTTCGCCCCTGATTTTCGCTGAAGGCTCCCCCTACTCCTTCACCATCGAATGTGAGCTATTCGAGCGCATCCGTGCCGCACTTGCCTGGATGCTTGGCCTATTCACGGTCTGGGTGGTGATTTCCACGATGTTTACCGCGCGTCCTAGCTAAGGAGCCCGCCATGATTCCGGTCGCCGCCGTTGCAGGCATCTGGACTGCCCTGGTCTCGGCCATTGCCGAAGGCACTTTCCTGGCCCATGTGTGGGTATTCAGCGTCAAGCTCTCGCTGCGCATGGGGCTGTTCATGATCAAGGTCGGTGCCTTGCTCATCATCATTGGCGTAATCGGTCAGGGTATTCAGGAAGCCCTGGAAGGAATTTCCGTATCGCTACCTCCTATGCTCAGTGACGGTATTGCCCGCGTCCTGCCGGGGAATTTCATTGTCTGCCTCTCGGCGATCATCACCGCCAAACTGCTGGTTTTCGCTTTTGCTATATCCAGCCGTTTGATCAACATGTTCCTGAGCGACTTTTGACATGGCCGTCTACGTCGTCACCGGCAAGCTCGGCGCGGGGAAAACCCTGGTCGCCGTCGGCAAGATCAAGGACAAGCTCAACCGGGGCTGCAAGGTCGCCACCAACCTGGATATCCGGCTCGACAAGCTGATCGGCCCGACCGCCAAGCAGACCCGTTTCTACCGCATTCCCGACAAGCCCACCCTGCCCGATCTGGAGTCCATCGGCCGGGGCACCGAGAGTTATGACGAGGCGAAGAACGGCCTGCTGGTCCTCGATGAGTGCGGCACCTGGTTCAACGCCCGCAGCTGGAACGACAAGAGCCGTCAGGACGTCATCAACTGGTTCCTCCACGCCCGGAAACTCGGCTGGGATATCATCTTCCTGATCCAGGACCTGTCGATCATGGACAAGCAGGCCCGCGTCGCGCTGGCCGAGCATGTCGTCTACTGCCGTCGCCTGGATCGCCTCTCGCTGCCGTTCATTGGCTCGCTGTGGTCGCTGTTCGCCGGCGGCAAGGTGCCCATGCCCAAGCTGCACATGGGGATCGTTAAGTACGGCGATTCCCCGACCTCACTGGTGGTCGAGCGCTGGACCTACACCGGCCGTTCGCTCTATCCGGCCTACGACACCAAGCAGGCGTTCTCCGATCACTACCCCCACGGCACCTACACCCAGTTGCCGCCCTGGTATACCCACGGCCGCCTCCGCGTGCCCCGTGATTCGAGATTCTTTATGAAGATGACGCGCATCTACTGGAAACGCTTCAACCGCCCGCTGCTCGCCCTCGTCGGCTTCGCCCTGGGCATCGTGCTCACCACCTCGGTGCTGCTCGTCGATCAGGTCGACGCCCGCGCCGACAACGCCCCCGCCCCGGCCGCTGCGCCGGTCGATCTCAGCCGTTTCGCCGACTACCGCATCACCGGCTATGCGCGGCTTGGCAACACCACCACCTACCGCCTTCGTGATGGCCACAACCGGCCTGCCACCAGCGACGACCTCACCCGTCAGGGGCTACGTCTCGTCCCGGTGGATGCCTGTCACCTCCGCCTCGAACAGGGAGCCGATCATGTGCAGATCACTTGCTAGCCGCAGCGTCGTCGGTGTTGTCCTCGCCCTGCTGTCGGCGATGGCCTATGCCGTCCCTATCGAAATGCAGGACGCCAGTGTGCGAGATTTTGTACGCTGGTATGCGGAAAAAACGAACACCGCGCTCGCCCTCGATCCCTCGGTGGACGGCACCCTGACCGTCTACGCCCCCGACGTCAGCGACCAGGAGCTGCCCGCCTTCTTCCGCGGCGTCCTCGAGGCCCACGGCTATCAGATCGTCCCCGGCGAGCCGCCCACCGTCACCCCCACGGCACCTGGCGACTTCACCCAGGCCCTGGACACCGGCCCGCGCGCGCCCCAGGCCACCGCCATTCTGCGCTTCGATCATCTGCGCGCCGCCGACGTCGCGCCGCTGGTCGATGCCTTCCTGAACCGCCGCACCACCGCCGCCCAAGGCAGCACCGACAGCCAGGTGCTCCCCGCCGCCAACGCCCTGCTGGTCAGCGGCGACGACCAACGCATCCAGGCCCTGCAACGCCTGCTGCCGCGCATCGACGTCACCCGGCCCCAGGTGCTGATCCGCGCCATCCTGTTCGAGACCAACGACGGCGACACCTTCGACCTTGGCGTGGCCCTGGGACGGGCACGAGGGGGAGCCGGGCTCGCCGGGGGCGTGAACACCAACAACCTCGGCACGAGCCTGTCCACGCCCGGCGGTTCGTTCGGCATCTTCGACGGCAACGTCCTCGCGCTGGCCGTCAATGCCCTGGAGCGCAACAGCCAGGCCAAGGTCCTGTCCACGCCGCAGATCCTCACCCTCTCCGGCAAGGCCGGGCGCATCTCGGTGGGTCAGAACGTGCCGTTTGTCACCGGGCGCGTCACCGGCCAGGCCGCCAGCGTCGAGAACCCGTTTCAGACCATCGAACGCCGTGACGTCGGGGTCAGTCTCGCCGTCACCCCGGTCGTCACCGGGGCCGGGCTGGTGATCATGGACGTCCAGACCCAGGCCGACAGCCTCTCGGACTCGCTGGAGGCCAGCGACATCATCACCAACCAGCGCAGCATCACCACCACCGTGCAGATTCGTTCCGGCCAGACCGTGCTGCTGGGCGGGCTGGTCAGCGATGAAACCAGCCAGCAGACCTCCGGCGTCCCCGGCCTGTCGTCTTTGCCGCTGATCGGCCGGTTGTTCGAGAACACCTCGACCAGCGCCCAGCACCGCAAGCTCTACGTCCTGCTGCAAGCCACCGTCCTGCCCACCCTGGAGGCCACCTCATGACCACCGCGTCCACGGTTGATACCGCCGTCCTGTCCCGTCCCGATGCCGCCCGCAACGCCTGGGTACCGCTGGCCCAATGGCTCGCCCTGGTCACCATGACCGTCGAGCATGCCTGCCGCTTCCTGCTGCCGGCCGATGCCGCCGTCACCCCCTGGGCGATCACCGCCGGGCGCGTCGCCTTCCCGCTGTTCGCCGGGATGGTCGCCTGGCACGCCTGCCACAACACCCGCGACCCGCTGCGTTACGCCGGGCGCATCCTGCTCATCGCCCTGGCCGCCCAGCTGCCCTATCTCGTCGTCCAGTCGGTCGATCGGCTCAACGTCTGCTTCACCCTGGCCGCCGGGCTGCTCACCGTCGCCGCCATCCAGCGCCTCGAGGACGTCTGGTACCGCTACGCCGCCGCCCTGGTCGCCGTCGTTGTCTGGCTGCTCGTCGGCGATCACTTCGAGTACGCCCACCTCGGCCTGCTGCTGGTGCCCGCGTTCTGGGCCGCCTTTCACTACCGGGGCCATCCGCTGCCGCAACTCGCCGTGCTGGCCCTGGGCGCGCTCATCAATGCCGGGGCCCTCAACGCCACTGTCAGCCTGGCCACCGTCGCCGCGCTGCTCCTCCTCAGCCACCGCCCCACGCTGCCCAGCCTGCCCCGGCTCAGTGCCCCGCCGCGTTCGCTCTGGCTCGCCTGGTATCCGGGTCACTTCGCCCTGCTCGCGCTGTGGATCGGGCTGCATACGCTGGCGAGACCCGCCCTGTAGCACGTCTCGCAGAGTGACAACGACCACCGCGATTACTGGCCAATAACGATCATTACCGGACACAGGGTTTTTTATGAATCACCGTTGGGAACGCTATTCACGGGAATCACTGCAACACGGCGAACAGGATGCACGCGGGACGCTGTTCATCAGTCCCAAGGGCCAACGCGAACTCGATGGCATCCGCCTCCTCAACGCCGGGGTCGACACCGTGCGGCAGCTATACACTGGCAAGCCCTGTCTGGCCCACTTCGATCACATCATCAGCGCCTATCAGGAAGGCCGGGGAGCCACCCTGGTGCTGTTCGATCACGTCTGGTCGGTGGGCGCCGGGGCGGCCGGTTCCGGCTTCCGCTACCGTCTCCAGAACAACGACCTGGGCGTCATCGTCTTCCTCCAGGCCCGGCACACCAAGGTCGACACCCTCGGCACACACGTCAAAGTCGAGCTCTCGCCCCACTTCATCCAGGAGCGCAGCCCCGAGGAATGTCAGGCGTTCATGGACAGCATCGCCGCCTACCTGCTGGCCCATACCGAGCCTCACGGTTGCGCCGTGCATCTCGCCCTCGACGTCCAGGGCTGGCAGCCACCTCGTGACTTCATGGAACGCTTCGTCACCCGCTCCAAGCGTGTCACCCAGCTCAACGGCCTGTCCGATCTGGAGATCACCAGCGGCGAAGTCGCCGCCCAGTACGCCTACGGGCAAAGCTACCTGTTCGGCACCGCCGGGGCCTTGCAATGCGCCCTCTACAACAAGACCCGCGAAGCCCACCGCCGCGACAAGCTGCACTTCTGGCAGGGCATCTGGGAACAGGCCAGCGGCGACGATCCCCTCGACACTCTTTACGATCCCGACCAGGACGTCTGGCGCATCGAGATGCGCTTTCACCAGTCCGTGCTCCGCGAGTTCGCCCAGGGCGTGCCCTGCAACGTCGACACCGGCGAATGCCTCGACATGGGCCACGGCTTCGCCCGCTTCACCGACACCGTGCCGCATCTCACCGGCCTGTGGCGCTCCGCCCTCCAGAGCTACCGGCTGGACCACTGCCGCAACCTCATCGACCCCGCCTGGCAACTGTTCCAGGATGACGCCCGGTTCTACGCCCACGCGCCCCACTTCCTCTACAAGCGCAAGCGCAAGGAACCCGGCCTCGGCAACGAAAAGAACGTCTGTCTGGCCTTCGGCAACCTGCTTTCGATCTACGCCCGGCAGGGGTTCCGCACCCATGAAGCCATCCGGTATCTGCAACGCTCCGGCATGTGGGACGACCTCGCCGAATACTACCGCCGGCGCGGGATCGGCAAGGACGAGTTCCGCCAGCTGGTCGAGCAACGATTGATCGAACGGCGACTCCTGGGGAGAGCCGCGTAGGCATGAGCATCAGGAAGACCAAGACGGGGTGGTGTGTCGATATTTGGCCCCATGGCCGCGATGGCAAACGGGTACGCAAGACCCTGCGCACCAAGGCCGAAGCCAAGCGCTTTGAAGCCTATGTGTTCGGCAAGGCCGCCTCGGGCGAACCCTACCAGCCCAAGAAGCGGGACAATCGTCGCCTGCGTGAACTCATCACCCTCTGGTACGAGTTTCACGGCGTCTCGCTCAAGGACGGCAAGCGCCGCCTGTCACAGCTCAACGCCCTGGCCGACATGATGGGCAACCCCATCGCCCGAACCATCACCGCCATGGACGCAGCTCGCTTTCGTCAAAAGCGGCTTGCCGACGGCATTTCGCCCAGCACGGCCAATCACGATCAAGCCCACCTTCGGGCCGTCTTCAACAAGCTCATTCGCCTCGGTGAATGGGACCAGGGCAACCCCTTCGCCAGCATTCAGCCTCTGCGCCTGGACGAAAGCGAACTCGCCTATCTCACGGAAGACCAGATCGACCGTCTCCTGACCATTCTGGAACACCGCCCCAATCAGGACGCCGCACTGATCACCCGGCTCTGCCTCGCCACCGGCGCACGCTGGTCGGAAGCTCAGTACCTTCGCGCCGAAAACCTGCGGGACGGTCGCGTCACCTTTGTCGCCACCAAGAACGGCCGCAATCGGACCATACCGCTCCCCCAGGGCCTCTACCGCACCCTGGTCGAGCACGCCCCCAAGATCGGCCGCGTCTTTCCCACCACGGGGTACAATCCGTTTTCGGACGCCATCAAGGAAGCCGGCATTCGGCTGCCCAGGGGGCAACGAACTCACGTACTCAGGCACACGTTCGCCAGCCACTTCATGATGAATGGCGGTGACGTATTAACCCTGCAGAAGATCCTGGGACACCAGACGATTCAGATGACCATGCGCTATGCGCACCTATCCCCGGACCACCTCGCCGACGCCATCAAATTCGCGCCGAAGGTCCGTAGACAGAATGTAGACACATCAGAAAAAGAAGAAGAACCAAGCCAAGGAAGGAACCGCTAA